ACATGAAGGTGAGTAACCAAACCGGACGTTCCAAACGTAAATATGCTGGAGTTTAAACTATGTATGTAATCAACGCTGATAATGTTAACGATGCACTAGAACAAGGCTTAAACCTAATAGCGGCCAAAGGAGAGCATGTACCGAGCCGTAACGGTATGACCCTGGAGTTACCTGCACCCGTAACCACCGTTTATAAAAACCCTGCTCAGCGCGTCCTGGTAAGCTCTGCTCGGGACGCTAACCCATTCTTCCACCTTATGGAATCCCTTTGGATTTTAGCAGGGCGTGAAGACGTTAAATTCTTAGGCGAGTTTAATAAGCGTATGGTTGACTTCAGTGATGACCGTACTGTATTCAATGCCCCTTACGGTTACAGGTTACGCAAGACATTCGGTCAGGACCAGCTACAACGGGTTATTGATATCCTAACCAACGACCCTAACAGCCGTCAGGCAGTATGCCAGATATGGGACTCAGCAGACCTTAACAAGAATACTATGGACAAGGCTTGTAATATGTCTATAGTATTCCGTATGCGTAAGCAACGCCTAGACATGACGGTTTACAACCGTTCTAACGATATGATATGGGGAGCCTATGGTGCTAACGTGGTGCAGTTTAGTATGATCCAGGAATATGTTGCCGCCAGCTTAGGCGTTAACATGGGTACATATAGTCAGGTTAGTAATAGCTTCCATGTATACACTGAGGGAGCCGCTGGGGATGTTTATAACCGTACCAATACCGGGTTCCAAGGTAACTTTAACCCGTATGAATATTGTGAGCGTTTGGTTACAATGTCCCATGCTGGTATGCGTTTTTTCAACCAGGATTTAAAGCAGTTTTTCAAACTGTATGATGATTTTGGTTTGGTTGAGGTTAATCAATGTAGTGACTGGCGATCAGCTTACTTCGAAGACTTAGTTCTACCGATGTTGTTGGTTTACTTGGTACATAAATCAGAAGGACCAATTGAAGCCAGTAAACACTTGAAGCTATTAGTTGCTGATGACTGGCGTATGGCTTGCGGAACATGGTTAGAAACTCGTGCTAACAAAGGATCTAAATAATGAATATTCGTAAGGTATTGCAAAGTGGTGATGTTGTTCGGTTCCATAACAGTATCGGTATGGACAAACAGAAAAACAGCGAACATGAATGGGAAGTTGCTTTGATACTGCAATACATTTACCCGGAATGTTCCAAGGAGTTATTGCTGGCGGCATTAACCCATGACGCGGCTGAGTATTATACAGGGGATATTCCATTCCCTATTAAACAAGCAAGCCCAGAACTGAAAAGCGTTTTGGACAAACTTGAACGCCAATGGGAAGAACAGAACGGGGTTCACTTTGACTTGCACCCGGAAGAAACCTACTTCCTAAAGCTGGCGGATACTCTAAGCGGGATGTGGTATTGTATACAACAAGTAAGGGAAGGTAAGGTTAACGCCAAACGTCCCTTCCGTAAATGGCGCGAGGTACTGGTTAAGGCGCTTAATTATTGGGGTGACGAACAACAAACCGCCAAAGCAGAAGAGATGCTAGAAGCATTCACCCGTGAAATGGAGGAGCTATAATGGACGTAAACGATATGCAAATAGGCGGAAGCCATTACCGCAAAAAATATCAACACTGGGATTGGGTATGCGATACTCGTATGCCCTATTTGTTAGCTTGCGCGACCAAATATGTATCAAGGCATCAAGATAAAAATGGTATTGAGGACTTGCTTAAGGCCACTCATTATCTGACAAAGGCTGAAAGTAGAAGTATCTATATGCCTAGAAACAAATGGTGGGAGTTCCCGTTGTTAGGTCTAACATTTGAAAAACTAATCAGGGATAGAACTTTACTTTTCACTAACCAATTAGAAACGAAGGAAGCAAGTATTATCCGCCTTATAATAGGTGGTTCCTATGACCGAGCTAATGATCAAATAGCAGAGTTGATTGACGATATTACATTCGCCGAGCCGGGTAGCGGCTACACCAATCAAGATCCAACTTATTTCAAGGGGTAAACCATGTCATTGATTTCATATAGCGGTTTGTGTGCTTTAGTAGGTGCCAACGTAATAGACGCTGACCCGGCTAACATTAGCGGGTCTAGCATTGATATAACTATCGGCGATACCATATTGGTTGAAGATATTGATATGAGCGGTTCTGTAGTTGACCTGAAAGAAAAAGAATCACTTAATATGAAGGAGTTTACAATACCTGAGCAGGGTTATTTATTGTTCCCCGGTGAGTTTATTCTGGCAAGCTCAGCGGAAACTTTTAACCTTCCTAATTGGGTAGCAGCGGAGTATAAGTTGAAGTCCTCCTTGGCTCGTTCAGGGCTTCAGCATCTAATGGCTGGTTGGTGCGACCCCGGTTGGAATAATAGTAAGCTAACCCTGGAGCTGACCAATGTTACTCAGCACCATAGTCTTCTTATCAAACCCGGTATGAAGATAGGACAAATGGTTTTCTTTGCTTGTGAGCCTGTACCAAGCGATCAGAGCTATGCTGTTAAAGGGCAATACAACAGCCAGGAAACAGTCACTGGTAATAAAGGCGTTAGATAAGAGGCAAGTATGGATCATAAAAAACTTGTTACATTAGATATCGAATGCCTTACTAATTATCTATTGGTCATGTTTAGAAAGGTATCCACAGGGGATGTTCTTTACTTTGAAAAGTTTAACGATTCAGAATTAAATGTAAAGAATATCCTACACCTTCTAAATAGCTATACTGTAATAACATTCAACGGTATCAAGTATGACACTTTAATTATTGAGGCCGCTATAGCAGGGTTAAGTAACAGCTCTATTTATAAAGTTAGCCAAATGATTATAGATGAAGGGCTTCAACCTTGGCAAGTAAGGAAACAGGTCGGGTTTGCTGCTTTACAAATAGATCATATTGACTTAATACAAGTTGCTCCACTAAAGGCTTCTCTTAAGATTTATGCTGGTCGTATGCACATCAAAGAAATGATGGATATGCCGATTAACCATTGGGAGGAAATACAGGAACACCAGTTACCTGATATCCGTTATTATTGCGGTTTGGACTTAGTAGATACTGAGGAACTATTTAAAACCATTGAACCAGAAATTAACCTACGCGCCCTAATGAGTAAGGAGTATGAAATTGACTTACGTTCTAAGTCTGATGCACAAATAGCCGAATCGGTTATTAAGCGTGAGTTGGATGAGCGTTACGATATAAGGGCTACCCGACCAAAGATAAACCCCGGAACCCGGTTTAGGTATAGGCCGCCTGAAAACATAGCGTTTCAAACAGATACTTTAAACGAGGTTCTTAACCAGTATACCTCATTACCTTTTACGGTTGACCCTAGTGGTTATATGGGGTTTAACTTTAAAATGGAAGAAAGCGACCGTTTAAAATCAGGTAAGAATAAGGGTAACTTCCCTGAAAAGAAAACCAAGTTTAAATTTGATATGGGCGATACTAAGTACACTGTCGGTATAGGCGGTATACATAGCAATGAAAAGAAAGCCCGTCATGTATCTGATGAAAACTATATAATCAGGGACTACGACGTAGCCAGTTATTACCCGTTTATCATACTTAATAACAAACTAACCCCTCGTCACTTAGGTGATCCGTTCTTACGTATTTACAGGGCTATCGTAGAAAGGAGATTGGAAGCCAAAAAGAAAGCCAAACAAGCCAAAAAGAGAGGTGATACCAAAGCTTACGAATATTGGAACGCAATAAACGAAAGCCTTAAAATCACAATTAATGGTTCGTTCGGCAAACTAGGGAGCAAGTGGTCATGCTTGTACGCACCAGACCTTATGATGCAGGTAACTATTACCGGGCAACTTAGTCTGTTGATGCTGGCTGAGAGCCTTGAGCTAGCCGGTATTAGGGTTATAAGCGCCAACACGGACGGCATAGTAACCAAAATACCAAGGGCGCTAGAAGGGCTTGTAGAAGACCTTGTGCTGGAGTGGGAATTAAATACCGGGTACGACCTGGAGCCAAACGACTATATTAGCCTAAACAGCCGGGACGTTAATAACTACATAGCCGTGAAGGAAGGTGAAACAAAAGGTAAAGGAGCTTACGCTGATCAAGGTAGCCATTTTTACCAATTGCGTAGTAACCCGACAAACGAAATATGTGCTACCGCTGTTAAGGCGTTTTTAACGGACGGTAAGGCGGTTGAAGAAACTATCCGGGCATGTGCCGACATCCGCCAGTTTGTAAGCATTAGAACGGTCAACGGTGGAGCTGTAAAGGGTGAACGCTATATTGGTAAGGCGGTTAGATGGTATTATGGGGCTGATGAATTAGATGCTTTATTTTACAGCACTAGCGGGAACAAAGTACCAAGATCTGACGGAGCTGTACCGTTGATGAAACTACCAGATACCATGCCAGAAGACATTGATTTTAACTGGTACATAAATGAAGCTAAAGATATGCTGAAGCAAATTGGTTTCAAATAATAAGAAAAGATCCTTTACCCTTACCCGATGTAACATTATAGTGAAGCTACCGTAACAACCGGGATAACCAACAAACCAAAGGTGATTTATTATGTCCGCTAAACAATCCAAAATGAAAGAAATCCAAGCGCAGAAAAAAGCTTTGCTTGAAGAGCAACGTACACTACGTGAAGAGCTTGATTCTACTAAAGAAGAGCGTAAAGAACAACGTACCAACCGCGCTCAAGCCCGTAAAGATGCACGTGAAAGCAAGAGTGAAGTCCGTGAGCTTAGTGCTAAAGTAAACAGCACGTTTAAAACCAGTGACCCAGATGCCATTGATACGCTTGCTGATGAAATCATGGAAGCCGCAACCGCAATGGTGACTAACATTCGCAAGTTCGCCGAGTCATGCAAGGACGTTGTAGTAACCGACGCTGACGAAGAAAGCGAAGACGAGTAATAGTGCTAACCCTAGCCGGTTTAATTGCTGGCTAGGGTTACCCATACCCCTATGTTTACCTCTGAATTCCTATCCCTATGTCTACCTCTGAATTCCTATCCCGCGCCAGTAAAACCAAAACCAAAGCATCTGAGATAAAAGAGAAGGATGATGTTGAGTTACCCTTTTGCAAGTATGCTGAGCGCAACGGCTGCAAAGCGTTAAAGCTTATATACCTCCGCAAGAAAGGCTTCCCCGACAGAACTGTCATATGCCCCGGTGGCAAAGTGTTTTTTATAGAGTTTAAGCGCCCCGGCAAACCCCTGGAACCACTGCAAAAAATAGCGCGAACTCTCCTCCTGTCCTTTGGGTTTGAGTATTACGTTTGCGACCAACCCGGTCAGGCTGAAAAGATTTTAGACAACTTCCTTGCTTTCTCCTCGTGATCGTGCCATAGTTCGTTCCTAGTCAAGCAAAACACCAAAACAGGAAAACAGTTATGGAAATCTACCACAACATTAACAAAGCATATCGGGCTATCCAGGGTACAAGTGAGGAAGTAGTAGTAGTACTCCAGACTGCCAGTAATGATGCTCCTATAGTTGGTGGTTGGAAAACTACTATGTATTATTGCATTGTAGCTTATCATCCAAAAACAGGTAACTATCGTCGTATATGGAATATCATTACAGAGATCCATGTCTAAAACAGGAAAACAGTTATGACCCGTATCAACTTAGTAGAGCCGCACCAGCTAACGGACAAACACCTGATGGCTGAGTATCGTGAGTTGCCCCGTATATTCACAGCCGTGTTAAAGTTACAGGCTCAGGGCAAGACCCCGGCTGACGTAGATATCCCTGATCATTATGTCTTGGGTAAAGGGCATGTTAAGTTCTTCTATGATAAGATTGGATGGTTGCGTTTTCGTTACAAGCTATTATGTAGTGAGCTTCTTGATAGAGATTTTGATTTAGATAAAGAAATGATATCTTTTATTTTGTTACAATCAGATTCCCTTACCGAATGGTATGGTACGTATTACAAGCCTACACCTGAGGAGATCTATTTGAATATGGTTAGGATTTGCAAGCGTAGTAATTTAGATTCAGTAGCTGAGGAACTATACGCTACGGAGTATTTTTGATACCCGAAAAATGGTCATCTCATGATTATCAAAGGACAGGGTTAAGCTTCTTACTAGCTAATCCCTGCTCAGGTTTGTTCCTAGACCCCGGTCTAGGTAAAACCTCTATATCTTTAGCGGCAATAAAGATCCTAAAG